GACACACTGGAATCCTGTCTTTATCTGAGCGCTAAGATTTGCAATGGTAGTGGTATCGTCAATATGTATTCGGCTATCAAAATCTGTAATCTTAGTATTGCGCACAGTAAAGCAGGCTGGAAGATTAGGCCTCCTTTTCGTACAATGGAAGTATCCAAATATAACGAGAAGGGGGTTTTAGAATGGATGAAATAAGATTGAAAGATGAACTGATGGCCAGGCTATCCAATGAGCTGGACCGGCCTGCGCTGCAGGTGATTGATGGGGCATTATCATCGGTGCTCCGAAACTATGAGGTGGCCAAGAGGGAGACAGGGCTGAGTACCAATGTGGTCAGCTTCCCGGAGCTGGACATTTTCATTGGAAAAATGAGGTTTGAGAACTATTCAGCCAGTACAGTTAACCAATACCAACGGTTTCTAACTGACCTGCTGGTATATGTGGGAAAGCCTGTACAGGAGATAACAGGGGAAGATGTGGTTGAGTGCCTGAACTATTATGAGCAGGTGCGGCAAATAAGTACTAGCACAAAGGACCATAAAAGACGTATCGCAAGCTCTTTCTTTGCGTTTCTGCATGACCGTGGGTATATCAGAAAAAATCCCATGGCAACAGTTGACCCCATTAAGTATGTGGCAGAAATCCGGGAGGCTTTAACCAGCAGGGAGGTTGAGAAGTTGAGGATTGCCTGTGGGGGAAACGTCCGTGATAATGCAGTGTTGGAGCTGTTTCTGGCAACTGGATGTCGTGTTTCCGAGGTAGTAGGGATGCGTGTAGAGGACATTGATATGCAGGTTGGATGCGTGAAAGTACTGGGAAAAGGCCAGAAGGAGCGTATTGTATTCTTCGGAGACAGAGCCATGGAGTATCTGGAAAGGTATTTAGATGGCCGTAGATCGGGGGCTGTTATACTTTCCAGCAGGGCGCCTCACCAAGGTCTGAAGAAGAATGCACTGGAAAATATCATCCGTAGAATTGCAAACCAGGCCGGGCTGGGAAAGCGTGTCTTTCCGCATCTGCTTCGTCATACATTTGCTACACGCGCGTTGAATAAGGGTATGCCATTACCAACCCTTTGTGATTTAATGGGGCATGCCAGTGTTGAAACTACACGGATTTATGCCAAAAATGGTGTTGGAAAGATTAAGTACGAGTACGATATGTATGCGGCTGGATAGAAAATAATACAAGATAGAACTTTTGAAAGCCTGCCTGCAGGGAGGTTTATTTATTGTACCCTTGTATAGCGGTTGAGCACAGTTACAATTGCATGGTATTATTATGCAGCCTGTTTTTTTTGCCTTCGGGGCATTATACTAATAAAGCTCCGCTTAATGAATTTGTTTGGCTGAGGGATGCCTTTAATGGAAGATATAACACTACCCACATCACTGATGCTAACGCCGCTACAACATCAGGGTTTTATCGGTATTTTTCCAATGCTGCTAATACACCATGGACGGGTGGCGGGATAATTTTTGTATTAGCTTTTGATGGCGGAAGTGGTATCGCGCAAATAACCTTTTTTAATGGCTCACCAGCGGCGGCATCAATTAGGGCTAGATATAATAATTCTTGGACTGGATGGAAAGCATTGTAATCATTGGCATCCGGAGGTCCATTTACAATAATTGATGTATCTTGATAACCATTATCTACCGTAGACATATATTGAGGTGCTTCCTGCGCTACTACTTTGCATTCTTATAAGTCCGTCATTGTAATGGAGTAAAGCCCATCCATTATATAATGATGCACCTGCAAATCTGGGATTAGTGATTGAATTGTCTGGGCCGTGTTTAATCGTCTCAAGCGGCAAAAGAAATGGTATCATTTTGCTGTTATCATCATCTATAAATGCACATACATATATTTCGCTGTATTTATTAGGCGCAAATGTTACGTCATTAAATGAATTTCCAATATATTCCCACTGCTTCTCTGCTTTCTTAGTATTGAACACACTACGGAAAATGTATAAAACTGAATTTTGCCTGAATAATCATACTAATGGGCGCAATACTAAGATTATTTATGTTGATACACCGTCAGTCCCCATAACGGCATCTGCCGGGCAAAGCTGGTTTGCTGATATTCCATTTACAAAACAGGACGGATACATTCCAATCTCAGCAACTATAAATTGTACGGGCGGGAATTCCCAGGCATACATAATTGGCATTCACCAGTTGACAAATGGTTCTGTCCGGGTGGCATTTCAAAATTATAGCGGTTCTCCGCAAACCATCAACATATCCGCTAAAGTCGTTTTAATCAAGCAGACTTAAGGACTGATGGTAAATGTGACTCTCAACGCAGTGTTGGCATATGCGTTGCTTAATTCCAATGCAATTCCGATACAATAATCATTTTGACGTTCAAACGATATTACATTTTTAGTGACATCATAATATGCACTGGAGCCTGTTAGACACGCCTGTACATTATCCACGGTGATAGCACTCCCTTCCTTAACGCATATGGGGATGATACCAACGACATTATTTTGGTATGTGTAGTGCGCCGTTACGTAATTGTATATATATTGCCCGTTCGCAGCATACACGCTCTTAGTATAACACACACTAAATAAGAAAATTCAAGGCCCGAAAGGGTCTTTTTATATACATAAAAATACATAAATCAAAGAAAGAAGGTATTATCCATGGAAAAAATTAGAATTGGAAAGGAAAAACGACGGTATGAAATCAGCAGTATCCGGCCAGAATCGGCCAACGTCCTGGAAATCGTCTTTACCGACGCAATCCCGGCCATATGGGGAGATATTACAATCTATACTGATGATGGCACAGAGGCCACCACCCTGTACGGCTATGAGACGATGTGGAAGCAAGAAGGAAGTAGGGTATGGCTATCCAACGACGGAAGCGTATACACACCTCCGTCCCCTCCGGAGCCAGCGGAACCGCCAGAACCTTACGTCCCCACGCTGGAAGAAGTGCGCGTCGGTAAGAAGGCCGAAGTATCCGCAGCCTGTGAGCAGATTATCTATGCCGGAATTAATGTCACACTGTCTGATGGGACCACAGAACATTACAGCCTGACGGAGCACGACCAGCTGAATTTATTTGGCAAGCTAAGTCAGATAAGTGTCGGTGCAGCACAGTTGGAGTACCACGCCGATGGGCAGTCATGTCGGTATTACACGGCAATAGACATGCAGGCTATCATACAGGCGGCCATGCGGCATGTGTCCTATCATACCACGTACTGTAACGCTCTTAACATGTGGATTGCCGGTTGCCAGACCACAGAGGAGGTCCAGGAAATATTTTATGGTGCGGACGTGCCAAAACAGTACAGGTCTGAGGTTCTTAATGCATATCTTGTACAGATAGCCACAGAGATTGGAGTGGGTGAATATGGGACACCGATTGCTGAATAAGTACCTGACCCTGTTTGATGTAGGAGGATTGCTGTACATACTGCTGGAACTGGCCTGGAGAGGATGGAGCCACTGGACCATGTTTGTTCTGGGTGGTCTGTGTTTTATTGGCCTTGGGCTTATCAATGAGGTCCTGTCCTGGGAAATGCCTTTGTGGCGGCAGATTCTAGTCGGCGCCTGTCTGATAACGGTACTTGAGTTTTTGACCGGATGTGTGGTTAACCTGTGGTTGGGCTGGGGGGTATGGGATTACAGTAATAAGCCGGGTAATATCCTGGGGCAGATATGTCCGCAGTTCTTCATGTTGTGGCTGCCGGTGAGCCTGGCCGGAATTGTGCTGGATGACTGGCTGAGGTACTGGTGGTTTGGGGAGGAGTGGCCACATTACAGATTGTTATAGAAGGGATGGTGCTATATGTGATTGAGACGGAATTTGTGGAGCGTCTGACCAAAGTAGAGGAACGGTCGAAAAGCAATACACATCAGATTGAGGATTTGAAACCAGTCATAAATGAAATACATATCATGTCAAAGACTATGGTGGAATTGACTGGAGAAATGAAACATACTAGTGATAGCGTAAATGAAATAAAGGAAAAGGTGGAGGTACTGGAGCAGGAACCGGCGAAACAGTGGTCCAGTGCAAAGAAAACTTTTTTCACATCTCTTACCAGCTCCATCGGAACCGCGGTGGCAGCTGGTATTTTATATTTAATCAATAAAGGAGGATTTTAGAATGAGTGAGAACGCAAAAAAATGGTTTAGGGCAGCTGGAAGAAGAGCAGTAAAAACAATAGCTCAGACATTTGTAGCCATGACTGGAACGGCTGCTGTGATGGGTGATGTTAACTGGCCTATGGTTGCATCCGCCTCTGTACTGGCCGGCATTCTGTCCATGGCTACATCTGTAGCAGGCCTGCCAGAGCTGGATACAAAAATGGATGCCTGAGATGAGGTGGTCCAATATTTCCCGCCGCGGGGTTAAGCGGGCGTTGCGATATCGCAACTTGTGACATTACAACTTTTCATGGCTCAGGGATGCCCCTGGGCCTTATTTTTTTGATGGAGGAAAACACTATGAGTAAAACAGCAGCAGGATTAATACGGCACTGCAAGGACAAGCTGGGCACCCCTTACGTCTACGGCGCCAAGGGCGAGATACTGACGCAGGCCATCCTGGACCGCCTGGCCCGGGAGAACCCAGGTACATACACATCCACCTACAAGGCCAAGGCAGCCAAGTACATAGGCCAGCGCTGCACGGACTGCAGCGGTCTCATCAGCTGGTACACCGGGCGCATCCGTGGCAGTTACAACTACCATGACACAGCCATGGAGCGCGTGGGTATCGACCATCTGAACGAGACCATGGTCGGTTGGGCACTGTGGAAGCCGGGACACATCGGGGTGTATATCGGGGATGGCTGGTGCATAGAGGCCAAGGGCATTGATTATGGCACAAAAGAGAGCAAAGTGACCGCCACACCCTGGCAGAAGGTCCTCAAGCTCTGCGACATCGACTATACCCCGGTCCCAGTGACATACACCCAGGGTTTCCAGCCGGCCACAGACGGCCAGCGCTGGTGGTATCAGTTTACAGACGGCAGCTATGCGGCCAATGGCTGGTACTGGCTCAGGGAGGCCACGGACGGTACCTGCGGCTGGTACCTGTTTGACAGCGAGGGCTACATGATGACCGGCTACCAGGTGGACCCCGCTGGCGAGGCATTTTTACTTTGCCCAGTCAAGGGCAGCAACGAGGGCAAGTGCATGATTACAGATGCTAGGGGTGTGCTCCGGATTGCAGAAGAATACGACATGGCAAATCGACGGTACGTGTTCGAGTGGTAG